CTTTTATTAAAAGACGTGATACTATTTAAATCTTTCGCTCGATTGCATCATTTATCCAGGTTCTAGGAATTAAAATTGTAGAACCCTCTGGCGGGAAATTTCCAAGAACTCTAGAATGATATATTGCGCTATCGGGTCCCCAACGTAAAAATTTATCATAGCACCATTGTGGAGTAACTAGAAACGGATATGGAATTTTTGAAATAAGTTTCGTTTCCCAGTCAGTTTCTAAAAAGTCAGATTGTGTTATTCCGAAAGTTGTTAAATTCGGAGTATCGAATGCAGAAATATTAAACGTTTTCCAACCATTCTCTTGGAAACTATTATAAAATGTTCCAGAAGTGTTTGTCGGATTTCCAATTAATAATAAATGACAATTTATAGAAGTTAACACACCTTCTATAGCTTCAAAAATTTCTTCATCTACTCCGGCAGCTTCATCGACAACAACTAATAAATCTTCGGCATGAAATCCTTGAAATCTGTCTGGGTCATCAGTTGATAAACCAATTGCAAACCAATCATCACTTAAATATAATTCTGGAGATTTTGGAAGTAACTTTCCGCCCAACTCTTCTATATATAAATTATTTCCTCTATTATATGCGCGTCTTAATTCTTTCCACGTTACCTTTGTAACTTGTCTTGCAGTTGGAGCGGTGGAAATCACAATAGAATCTTTATGCAAATATAAAAATGATAGCATAACATTTGCTGCTAATACAGTTTTCCCGATGCTATGACCCGAACGAACCGTAACGCGAGGATATTTAAATACTGCATTTATTATATCTTTCTGATAATCAAATAGCGAAGATCCAAGAATCCGCTCGCAAAACCATATCGGCCCTTTCGCGCGAAGTTTGGCGGCTATTTCGTTCATGTTCGCGCAACCTGGGAATTTAACGTATTAATTGATATGGTTGTGTTACTGTAGTAATACTTATTTAGTTGTTAGTGTAATCAGAGGGAAAGTATTATATATGTCTCCCGCTAAGTATAGCATAGTGAAAAACTGAGGTGAACTAAGATGAAAGTATACCAGCTTATCACGGCTCTAGCTGACTACCAGCTAGACGATGACGTATTTTTTGATGCACGTCGAAACTATGAAGATCGACCAGATGATTTCTTGGACGTGTCCGATATGGAATATGACGCAGGGAGAGAAGCCGTTATTATCACCGTGGAAGATTAATCATCATTAATCAAATCAATTAAACTCTTTTTATTATTTTCGTCTAATTGTAATCCAATTTCTGCTTTTTTATTCTGGGTATCATATAATAATTTCTGGGTATCTATAACACATCTATTATAAACTTCTTCTAATCTCGCAAAAGTATAATAATCTTTCGGATTAGTAATACCGCCCTCAAGTTGATCAAATGCTTCATTCACTTTAGATCTATATTTAGAAAGAGTTATTTGTGCTTCTGCTAGTTCGGAAATTATCGAATCTTCCAAAACTTCTATCTGCTTACGTCGGATATCTTCAATAGCCGTATCGTTCCGCTCTTTAACTTCTTCTCTGAACATCTTTACGGCTTTGCCAACTTCTGAAGGACAAACGTAAGTTCCAAAAATTTCTGTGATATCATCCGACAAATCACGATATGTTTTTCGATAATTCGCCCTAAGATACTTTTCCATATCGTTTGTCATCCACTCGAGAACCATTTTTATTCACCGATTAATTTTATGATTATTATATTTTAATATTTTTATTATTATAATTCTTTCTCAACTTTCTAATATTTTTCCAATCGTCCAACGTTAGACCGTAATCATCGACATCATCTATTTCTTCATTTTTATATTTCTTTTTTATTACTTGCATATTATAAATGTCGATCTCGCCAATAATTAACCCGCACTTCTCACATTGAACTTCATAATTATTATTATAATAAAGATGTGATCCGCACTCTTCGCATTTCGCGGGTTTCGATCTCACGTATTCAAATCCGGTATACTCATCTGTATACTCTATATACTCAGAATCCAACCGCGTATTAACTTTTGTTGAATGTCCGAACGCGCCACGTCCCATCATTCTAACTTCTTTTGGTGGTCGTTTTTCTCGGTTTTGATTTTTATTTCCTTTCGTCCATCTTCCATCTATTATATCAAACATTCTATTAAGTCCTGTTATATTATTAGTCGGGGCAAGTGTCCATAAGCTTTACTTTATAAAATACTTATATTCATAACGGTTAATATCTTTATTAAACCATCGAATACATTTTATCGAATTCATTTTATTTAATCTTCTTGATAATTTACGTAAGTACCACGTTCCCCCCATCATCGATAATTTTTTAAGAAGTTCTTTTCGAGTTATTCCTGGATTATTTCGTACTATTACAGATATTTGAAATTTCTCATAATCGATTCGTCGTTGTCTTCCTAACATTTTTACGAATTTCCTCTACAATTTCATCCCAAAGTTTTTCATAAAGTTCATACGCTTCAAATCCATTACTAACTATAAATTCTTTATTATTCTCGTTATAGACCATATCAATATATCGAACTAAAATAACTCCATTTTTATATTCAGCATCGAATATATATCTATCGTATAACTCTCCTCGATCATATCCTGGAAGATAAAAGTGCAATCTCCCTCCTCGATAATTCCCTTTCCGATTCACCAAAATTTTTACAAAAAGTAATTTGTCCCATTTCTGGAACCCACTTCTTAACAAAAGTTCTTCTGTTGCGTCCATTTATATCACGTCAAATCATAATATCCGTCTTCCAGCGTCACTATACCATTTTCGGAAACGTTATAATTCCATGCGCAACTTACGACAAAAATTATTTCGTCAGTTGTAGTGTTTTCCGGTATTCGTTCCAAATCATTCACTAAATCTTCTATCGTTGCTCCGCCAGATATCCCTACCAATACCAACATTATCAGCCATTTCATAGTTGCCTATATGTACTTAATACTATATAAAGTTTTCGGTCAAACATTATTAACTACATATAATAAAAATGCAGCTATTAAAAAGAATATCGTGAAACATATTAAATTTTGCGAAATTTCGTTTTTTCCTAGAATGTCACTCGCAAATACTATACATAATATACTAAAGAAAAAAATTATTGTGTATAGTCCGACATGTATAAAATCAAATATCATTATTAATCACTCACAAGAAAATGTGAATTCATAATGTCCATAACGAGATTTGTGTCTTTCATCATATATTTTTAATCCGTTCAATCCGAGTCCTACAATATCCCGCCAAATATCAATGTCATTATTTGTATTTAATCCACGCGCTATTTTTTCTATTAGTCTCCAATATATAGAAATTGTATTATATTTATCTGGCGATATTCCATCGGGTAATAAAATTTCTAATATTTTTCCAGCTTTATCATATGTTTGTCCATATTCTGCATCTTTTGTTTGTATAAACTCTGCAAGAGATTTTAGTTCATTTTCCCAATCAAACATAATATATCACCCACTTAATTGCCCAATAATTTCCTAATAAGTTGAACCAATAATATCTATTTCCATGTGTTTTTGCATGACATACCTTACATAATGGTATTAATCCCCACGATTTTCCATTACAAAGGGTGTTTTTATTATAATCTGTATGATGTACTGATAATTTTGCTCCATTATCTTCTTCAGATTTTCCGCATAATACACAGCATCTATCATATTTATCTCTTATATATTCTTTTAACGATTCGTTAAATTTTACACAATATGTTTCAAATGATTTTCCTCCTCTCCATCCCGGTGCGTCAGAACCACGTTTGCCATACATCGGATTATTTTTTCCACTCATTGCTATAGAACGCGATTTCTTATATTGATCAGATCGTGTTTTACCTGTATTTTTACTGCTTATAATATCTTTTGTTTCTTGTGTATGATGCTTTCCATACATAATATTATTTTTACCGCCCCGCGTATCTCTAAATAATTGTATTGTTTTTGGTGTATGTTGACGTCCATACATCGAATTTAATTTACCTAATTGAACTTCCCGTCTAGATCTTCGTGGAATATTATATTTTACCATTTTTTTATATATACATCCATAAGATACTCCGCAATATGTTGCAATTTCTTTTATAGTATAATTATCTATCCAATATTTATTATATATCAATTCTTTTGTAATATTCATCTAATGTTATCCTCTAAAAATTTATAGTCAAGTCTCATTGCATCCAAACAAAGCTGTCGTTCCGTATAACAAATATTTCCAGAAATTAGAACCGGCAAACTCATGCTAGCATTTCCACGTCTCGCAGTTTCGCGTATAAGATCTCCTACAATAAAATCCTCATCAATCATCATCTGTCTAAAATCCACACTATTGTCTCGCATCCACTTCTTCAACATTTTGCATCTGTTACAATCCGGTCCGGAATATAATAGCCATCTCATTATGCAACCTCACCATACTTTTCCAGTAACACATTTTTACGTCTTCTTAATACTCCATACTCTAACATAGCTCGTTCACTTGGGTAAACAATTTTAAGAAGATCTTTCCAATCCCGTTCATAACTGTGCAAAGAACTTGAAACTGTTATAATCTTCCCACAATCTAAATTAGTTTCTTTACCAACAAATTTCAATAGTTCATTTAATCCGTAAACGTTCGCAGGATATGCCATTATATCTTGACTTCTAAAATAAGCAGTCAGTGTTAATAATCCCTTGTTAAATTTGAAATCCACG